GTTGTAAACTCTGAATCAGTAATGGAGTAATCAGCATATAGTCCATCTACAAACCTATAATCTACATCTATTGACAAATGACTACCAAGTTTTTGGTCAATACCAATATTGCTTGTTATTTGAGCTGCATCACCTACTTTAGCATCCTTTAGATAAAGAGTACCTGTACCAATTGATTCTTGATTATCATCAAATAATTCTGAGGTAAAGTCTTTTGTATACCTCCAATCACCAANTGATAACATACCTGTAAGTCTAGTAGAAGTAGATAGTTTATACCTNCCTTCAAATTCTACACCATTGTGTCTTACATCAATATCTTTNAATTGAGCTGACCCATCTACACCTTGTTGGTTAGTTAAAGAACGAGTAACAAATCTATTACCCCAAGTTGTTGAATANGCATTGATTTTAAATGATAAGTTTTTACCAATAAATCCGTATCCTAACTCAAGTGATTTAATTTCCTCATTTTGTAAATCAGGATTAATATCATTTCCATAATTAGGGAATACAGCACCGAATTGAGGTTGACGTGAAATATATCCTGTATTAAAGAATACATTTTGTTTAGAGTTAATATTAAGATTAGCTCCTCCTTTAATATACCCACCAGGTTGATTTTGAACATCTGATTCTGGATTAGCAGGTTGGTCGAAAAAATCAATTCTTTGGAATGCTTGGCTTGAAAGACCTGATTGTAATACAGCAGTTAATTTATCTCCACCATATTCAAACATACTATTAACACTAGTCCATCCTACTTTTCCTATATTATAATAATCAATTTTAGGACCATTTAGTCCTGTATTTCCAAATGGGCTGGCATCAATAGTAGTATTAATGATTTGACCATTAGAGTTTTTATTACCTGTTGAGTAATATCCATCTAATCCCATAAGATTATTTACAGTTCTGTAATGATAACCTGTGTATTTTCTTAAATCAATACCAATAGATGCTTTAATTTTACCAAACTGACCTTCTAAATTAGAAATACCACCTACCCAGTTATGTGAGTTCATAGATGCTCTTCTAATAAGTACTTCTCTGTTAACACTTGAATCTCTAAATCCGTTTGAACCAATTAAAAGTCCTGAGAATTGAGAAATATCACCTGTATAACCACTAGTTGTTGATTGGTTATGATCAATGATTGCATCGAAATTAATTGACCCATCTGCATTACGAGAACCTCTTCCTCCTTCTAGGTAGTGTTCAGTAAGGTCTTTTCTATATGGTAGTATATCAGAAGCTTCTGCCCTAAAATTATTACCTCTTGGACCTGTTCCTCCACCTCTACCAGCTGAACCATATAATGATGTAGATAATTTAAGTTTAGAATTGATTTTATAATCCCAGTTAAAAGTAGCTAATGGTTTATTATAGAAATTTCTTCTCATTGAGAATTCTTCTCCATCTAAAGTACCTCCATTTGAGTTCCATCTTTGATCAATACCTTCATCACCAAAATTTTGGTAATCTCTAATAGAAACCCAAACATCTCTTTGGTGGTGCCATTGACCTGCTCCTAAGAAAGAGAAGTTTAATTCATGTTTTGATCCTTCTGGTGCATATCCAATAGCAGTAAAGTAATTAAATCCTTCACCTGAGGTATTATTAACATATCCATTACCACTCCATTTAGATAGTAAGACAGACGTTGCCCATCCACTTTCACTTTTACCAGAATTGTAAGAAGCTACAGTTTTTGAATATCCATCATTACCTATCATTTGTGAAATTGAGCCACCTTTTTCTTTATCAACAGCTTTTGTAAATATAGATATTGTTCCACCAACTGAAGGAACTGCTAATTTAGTAGCTCCTAATCCTCTTTGAATTTGAATACCACTAGCAACATCAGTTAAACCTTGCCAATTACTCCAATATAGTCTACCATTTTCCATATCATTAACAGGTTGTCCGTTAATTAATATAGAAGTGTTTGTTTGATCAAATCCTCTTAAAGATATTCTTGAATCACCATAACCACCACCTTGTTTAGTAGCATAAACTCCTGGAGTTTTATTCATGATTTCAGGGAATTCCTGATTACCACCTTTAAGTAAGATTTCTTTATTAGATATTGATGAAACAGCTATTGGAGTTTTTCTTCCTACAGCAATATCAATTACCCCTGAGGTAACTACTACAGCTTCTAATTCAGCTATATTTACCTCCATTGCAACATCAATTATTGATCTAGCCCCAATTGCAACCTCTTGTGTGATATACCCAACAGCACTAAAAGTAAGGGTACTACCAATTTCAGGGATATTTAAATCAAAATCCCCATTAAAGTTAGTAATAGTTCCAATATTTGTGTCTTTAATTACTATACTTACCCCAGGTAAGCCTTCATTATTTTCATCTAGTACTTTACCAGATAAATTACGTTCCTGTGCTTCCACAGCTAGAAATAAGAAACTTAAAGACATAGTCAATAAGAATTTTGTTCCTAATTTTAAATAGTTTTTCATTAGCAAGTTAATTTTAAAGTTTAAATAATATAAATAAATAAAAAAATAAAAATTACAATAAATTAGAAATTAACTCCAACACCAAATTGAACAAATTCTCTTATTGGATCCATATCAAATTTTAAAGTAAAGTTTTTAATGTCATACATAGTTCCTACTTTTAAGGTAGTAAACTTTCCATCAGATTTAGGAAAAGTAATTTCACCTACTATATCTTCTCCTCTCCAGAAAATATCTTCTGATCCAAATCCTATCATACAATGTATACCAATTCTTTCAACTCTCCTACCTATACCAAAGTAAAAGGTTCTTTCTTTGATTAAATCATCTATTAAAGGAAAATCAATATCATCAATTTGCCCATCTTCAAAAAAAGTAGAACGATCAGGTTCATAGGTTGAATGAAAGTCCATAATAAAGTATATTTTATTACCAACAGCAAAATAACCTCCTAGTTGTTTATTTGTAGAATACAGAAACCCAACATTTATGATGGGTTTTTTGCCTCTAATAGTATCTGTTTGTCCACTTTCATATATATAAACTCGTGCAGGTTGTCTATACCCCTGAGGAGAAAAATAATTATAATCTATATAAGTGCTATATCCATAGTTAGGAGCACCCCATCTTCCCCATCTACCATAACCCCAATAAGGATCATAGTTATTGTACATATTAGGATAATAGTATGGATTTTGACCATAAAAATTAGATTGATTATTTAAATTATTTGGACGTTGTGTAGTTGAAGAGTTAGGTTTAGTTGTAGTAGGTGGATTACTTCGCCAACTACTTTGAGTACTTGTATTTGTGTTTGTATTTGTGTTGGTGGAAGGGGTTGTACTATTGTTCTTTGTGGGAGATGTAGTTCTCCACTTACTTTGACTAAAACTTAAAAAAGGTAATAATAAAAATACTATTAATAGTTTTCTCATATTCTTATTTCTTTAATGATAAATATAATAAAAAATCCTTAATGTTATATTACTTTTTTATGAAGTTCTTTTTACTACAGTTTGAAAAGACTGTGACATAGGCTTATGTTTAGGATTTTCAAGATCAAACAACTTTCTAACAGATTTAAATATATCTAAGTTTTCCTCTTGTGTGCGTGGGCTTTCATATACTTCCCAAGATTTACCTTTTAAACGTTTACCTGCTTTATCCTCACCTCGTGATTTAGATTTTAACCATAAAACTCCTACTCTATCTACTTTCATGCCATAACATTCCTCATAACACTGAGCATATACAGCACCTTGTAAATCATAAGTAGTTTGTAAATGGTTAGAGGTTTTGAAATCAATCACCCATCGCTCCATCTTACCATTAATCTCTATTTCACATATTAAATCACAGGTACCTGCAACTTGAAGTGCATCTGAAAATAGTGATACTTCTGTTTCAACTAAAGTAGGTTTATATGTTTCCCAAAAGCTAACAAAATTTAAAAACATTTGCCATACATGAGGTGGCATTTTAGGATAACCTTCATGGGTTAAGTATGTTAACTCATTACCTTCAAAATAGTCCTCAATCATCTCATGTACTTGTGTACCTTCCTCAGATGCCTTTTTAACAATATATTCAGCACTGTACCCTACTTTTTTAAGCCAATCATCAAAATATTTCCCTTTTGGGTAAGAACCTAAAACATAAGTTATTGATGGGTAATATTCACCATTTCTTCTGTAATATCTTGAATCAGGTAATGTAATTTGTTTATGGTCATCTGATATTTCTAATATACGGTTATAAGATTTTTTTATCATATAGCAAGTTTTTTTCCTAATAACTGAGAGTAAGTTAATGGGAATGTATTTTGTATTAATTTAGTGAAATTTTCAAAACCCATTTCACTCGGGTCTTTATCTTGTAAATCAACAAGATAAACTTCTTTACCTTCTGCCATTAATTTTTCACAGAATCTCAAAGACTGTTTAATAGCATCCTTATCTAATGCAATGTAAATTTTATCTACCACAGATGTAACTATTTTTTTCATTAAGTTACTCTGCATACTTTTCCCTAATAATGGTATTGCATTTCTTTTTATAGCAATAGCATCAAATAAACCCTCACACAATATAATAGGTATATTCCAATTAATGAAATGTTCATTAGGAATAATATCTCTAGATATTTGAGGNTTTCGGTATTTTATATATGGTTCTTTTTCAAATGAGCGTGCTGTNAAGTAATTTAATTTACCTTCCGCATCATAAGTTGGTATTACTAACATATTTTTGTANAATCCACTTTCACAATAACCTATATTGTATTGTAATATATCGTGTTTACTAATGTTTCGTTTTTTTAAATATGCTTGCGCGTGGCGCATGGTGATATTGGGTATATCCGCGTTATTTAGGCTAATAAACTCATCTGGTAATGTTAATGCAGCCACGGCAACATCATTATAAGAATAATTTACATCTTTAACTAAAGTTAAAGCGTAATCTATTTTATCTGGGGAGGCATTAGCTTTCCTAAGTAAGGGAATAATAGATTTTCCTCTTTTATCACATACCCAACAATGCCAGGGGTTATGACCTTTTTTATTTTCAGTAAAGTTTATTTCTAATTTAGGTTTATGGTGTTGGCAATGAGGACAAGTATAAGCTATGTTCCCTCTTGCAGTTTGTTTACCGCTGCCTAATACAGAATTTGCTAATGTAACTAATAATTGGTTAACCATTGGTATCAATATACATAAAGTACCTTAAAAAGCCAAATGTTTACAGTAAGTCTTTAGGAAAATATCTACCTTCAATATTGTTATTAAAATATTTATCTTGATCCTCTAATACACCATATGAAAATAAATACTTATTTTCAAAATATGTTAATTGTTTTTTATCAAATACAATTTTAAGAATTTCTCGTTTAAAATCCTGATCACCATTTTCCTTTAGATAATTTTGAATTTCTATATGGCTACCATGATATGTTTTCCAATCACTTTCTTTAACAACTTGTTTAGTTGTGGATCTTCGTCCTCTAGTTACAGGTAAAGCTAATAACTCTCGTTTTCCTAATTTAACTTTCCTATTAAAGAATAATACTTTTTTACCAATGTATTCTTTATTAGTAGGAGTATGTATTACTTTGTATACAAACCCAAATGCGTTAGGTGGGAAGTCTGTAAGGTCATTTATTGTTTTATTTTGGTATATCCAATCCATAATTTATTTTAATAAGGGTTTTACATTTAAATAAACCATATTTTGTTGGATTATTTTCATGTGATATTGTGATACATCAGACATACCACTTAATTTTTGCCACAATTTTGCAGATTCTTTTCTTTGACCTAAATACCAACTACTTAATGCCTTTTGAAATAATAACATATAATCTCCTGGGTAATATACATCATAAGGTAAAGAAGTAACATTTGTAAATTCTAAACCTAAACATGAATGCATATAAGCTTTTTTCCATAATTTTTCTTTACTATACAATGTACTTAAATGATAGTATGCCTCAGGTCGTTTTGGAAGAAATGCTATTGCGGTTTCAAGTTGGCTTTTTTCTTCATTAGGTCTTCTAGTTGTATTATTTAATTGTTTCCAATTTTTTATAATACAACAATAAGCTAATTTAGGATTATCTTCATATGTCAATTCAGCAGTTCTTAAAAAGAAAGATAATGCAGCTGCTCCTTGTCCTATTTTTTCGTATTCCAAACCTAACTCCATATTAGTATAAGGATCTAAGGGAGAATTAATATAATTATGTAAAAGATTTTTTAATTTTTTCATGATTTAAAAACATAATCTTTAGCACATAATACTCCTTGGTCATTATTAGAGATAGAATTATTATAATAGTTTTTATGAACATACCAATCTTCAAATGGACTATGATTATCTGGGGATATATTAGAAGCTATTAAAATATAATTTTTTTCTTTTAAAAATTCTCTAGATTTTAAACGATATTTACTATTATCTACATAGTAGTCATGTTCATATGTTATTACATTAAATTGAATTTGATCAAAAGGTACATTTTTTAAAGCTTTATAAGTATTTGATGAAGGATCTATATCTAGTTGTAAATAATCAATACTTTTCGGAAGATTATTATTATAAATTTTATTAAAATCTACATTAGTTGCATCCTCATTTAAAATAATATCATTAGGTCTTTCTATTAACCACTGATCTATTAATGATTGGTTTATTTCAAGTGAAATACCACTCCAATTAAATTCTTTTAATAATGCTGTATTATTACCATAAAATGGTTTTCCTGCTCCTATTTCTAAATAGGTACCTTTTTTCTTTCCTTTTAAGATATACAAAACAAATAAATCTTGATAACATTGAGAATAATTTTGTAGAATATTTTTTAAACCCTTAAATTTAAATTTAAAATTATTATAATCTGTTTTACTATAAATTAAAGGTTCATGCCATGTAACCTTTTCTATTGATTGATTAACATCTTCCCATTCTAATTTATCTAGTAAATTAACAGGCATTTTTAACGCATAAGCAGCATTGTCTTGGTATCCATATGTAATAATAAAATTATCATCTTTTAAGGCTAACCCAGTATTAAATTCAATTTGGGTAGACATAAAAGAAAATGGTTTTGATAATGATTTTAAATTCCAATCTTTATCCCAAATTATAAATCTATGATAATAAAACGCATCTTTATAATAGCCTGGATGGTGGAAAAAATCTACCTCATGTGTAATACAAATTCTATCTTCACCAAATGGTATTACTTGAGAACTACCTCTTAAACTTAAAGGTAATTTTATTTTGTTATCTTTAGATATAACAATTTCACTTGATAAACTTTCAGGATGAACTTTAACTATTTCTAAAGGATTAGCCCATCTTACAAAATGATAGGGCATATCTAAAATAGGCATCCAATTTTTTTCTAAATAGGTATGGTCTCCTGGTGGTTCAATTCTATCTCTAGTTACCTCTGTAATACTATTAGATTTCCAATCTACTTTACATAGTTCCATACGACCTTCACCATCAGGTTTTGTATCCCTTCTAACACCACAAACATATAAAATTCCATCCCACCTAAATACTCTAACATCTTCTAAACCTATAAATGTCCAAACTGGTGGTGTATCATGTTTTGATGTATCTATTTTTTGATGTGATATTACCTCTAATGTATCAGGATCTAGTTTACATAAGTAATTTCCTGTTTTTAAACATATATCATCTTCAGGATTTAAATATGCTAATGTACCCCACCCGCAATAAAATCTTTGGTTGAATTCACTATGGTATAATGTGTAATGAACATGCCTAATATTAGCTAATATTTCACCATTATCATCAATAAAAACTGAAACATTACATAAACCAGTACCATCTGTTAATGTGCTAGGTATTAGTAAGGGGGTTATAGACCCCCCATTGTTTATAACTATTTTCGATAAGTTATTTATCATATTATTTATAATGTTCTCCACCCAACCATAGAACAAAAGACTTTCTAATACCTTTTGTAATAGGAGTTACTCTATGCATTGTATATGATGGAAATATAAAAACACACCCTTCATTTTTTTCAGCAGCCTCAAATGGACCATTCATACTCCCACCTCTAAATATTTCTAAATTTCCTCCTTCATATTCTTCAGGTGAGGATAACTGTACAGTTATAGAAATTTTTCTATGAGATAATATTCCTGGGCCTATATCTGCATGCCAATCATAATGACCTTTATTTGTAGATAAATATTCTGTATATTGGATTTGTTCGGGAATAGAGGTTAGATTAAAATTCCAAATGGAATTATTTGCCTCTACCGCCATATTAGATAGTTTTTCATATAACCACCACCAATCTTGATTTTGAGGAATCCATTTTATTTTAGAAGATCTCATTTTAGAATCAACACCTCCTACAATAGTTGCTACCTCATATTTTAAATTAAAAACATTATTTTCAATTTTTTTAAGTTCTTTTTGATCAAAACCATTTTTAAAAAAGTAATAATTTTGGGAATCTGTTTCCTCTTGATTAAAATTATAATTTAGATTCATAACTAAAATTTATTAATATTATTAAATATACAAAATATCTTTGGCTAATCCAAATTATTTTATTAATATGGAAAAATACCTCCGTTACATGCCCATATACCAGCATCTAATCCAGAACCATTACTACTAATTACTGTATATTGTTTAGAAACAATACTATTAGTATTTTGACCAGAAATAGTTGATATACAATAATATCTTCCTAATCCCCCACCACCATAAGTAGTACTACCAGTTGAGGTTGTATAAAATATATTATCAGTTGTCCCAGCAACATTACTGTTAGATGCATTATATACTTCTGTAGCTAATAACACACCAGAGGCTCCACACCATGTACCCGAAAATTGAGAAGTTAAATAACCAGATCCACCTCCTGTTATATAATATCTATATCGAACTGGGTTGCCACTAGAACATAATGCAGTTGTTGTAAATTGGGTACCAGTCCAATATCTCCTATGTGTACCATTTGAATAATACCCAGCGGTAGCGAAAGTGGTTCCTGTGGAATTTGAAAATATAACGGTAGCTGTAGTAAATCTATTAGTAGTTTTATCAGTATAATAAAT